GCAAAAGCCTTCCATTTCGGATCTGCCTGCATATCTACTGGCACTTTATCCTCAATAGGTACTGGCGGTTCAGCAGAAGGAATGTCGGTTGGTTCTATGTCTAACTCGATACATCCCATAAACCACTTAGCCACGTTGATTAATTTTTCCTGAAAATCACGATCAATTTTAATCTCATGTAGGGATGGCTGATCACCGCCTTTAATAAAAGATAGCAAGCCATAAGGACATTTCTTGCCAGTAACTTCCTCAACTAAATATGCGTTCCAGTGGATCTGAGGGCTATAGTACCTAACTAAGCGAGGGATAACGTCTTTATATTCCTCATCTCTTTTAGGTCGCCCCATAGTAAATTTAGCATCTATAACTGCTAATTTATTCTTGTAGCCTTTTACCACACCATCAACAGTACACCGCATAAATGGATGTTTCTTTCCATTGAATACTTTTTGGCGGTCAATTATGGGTAGGTCTAAATAATGTTCAGTCCACTCAAGATTAGCTTCTTCAGTGATATGCCCCATAATCACTGCCCAAACCATTGTCAGATCATCGGGTTGTATCTTGCCAGTCTTTTGCTGAAATAATTTTAAAATTCGCTCAGGTTCGCCTGAAGCTAAGGTGGTTATATCGCTACCACCAATTGTACTTTGTCGCTCAGATAGACTTTTTGTGTCTAATCCAAACTTTTCAAAAAATGGATATGCCATAAAATATTTCTCCTCATATTATTAAAGAGACTATAACTTATTGGCATATATTGCAATATATTTTATTCTATATTTGATCTAGATCCGATTATTTTGTGGATAGCAATTATGTCTGAATTTTTGAAAACTTCAGTATTTTCAGGATTTATGATTGATAGCTTAAATTGTCTATCACTAACCTGAGCTACTTTTCTTACTAAACCTATAATGCGATCTCCCGCCTTTATTTGCACCACGACAAAATCTTTTTCTTTAACTGGCAATGTCGGATCTACAAACAAAATTTCACCATAAAAATATCTTTGCTCCATATTATTGGATAGCATGAAGCAGGCATAAGCTGTTGAAACACCCATTAAATAGTCAGGTCTTGCACAGTGAGTGAACATCTTTTTCTGTACCTGAAAACCTTCACCGCCATTTGGTAAAGGTAAGCCATACATCGGCAAGTCCTCTAATGGTGGCATTTTATGCTCGACTGGCTTTTGATATATTGGTGAAGCATTTGTAAATAATCTGTCTTCATCAATATTAAAAAATTTAAGTAATTTCTCTAAATGGATACCTAACTTTCTATCGCCTCGCTCCATTTTGCTATATTCAGATTGCCCTACTCCAATAGCATCAGACACTTCTTTTTGTTGAAGTCCTTTATTAGACCTCAACACATAAAGATTATTTGGAAATTTCATGTTTATTTATTAGCTCCCGTAACAAAAATTGATATATAATATTTAGCTTATTTATTCAATTTAATTGTTATAAGGGGGTGCTGTTAGTGTCCACATCCAACCATTCATGTTAAATATACTGCTCATATAACGACATTTTTTATGTATTAATTTAAAGCATCGTGGTTTTCTTTTCATTTTTTTCATTTTAAGTCCTTTTATTTTATTCTCGTGGCACACTTACTCCCACGAGTGAGGTATTGGAATATATAACCATAGGGTAAGAATATATAATTGCAAATTATTTTTAAAATTTTATTTGATATATTGACTTCAAAGACTTAATAGTTGTATAGGTATAATTATAGGGCAATATAAGTCGACTACAACATAAGGTTAACTGAAGTGAAGTTATCACAATATCTTGTAAAAAATGGAATATCTCAAAAAGAATTATCTGATCTATTAAAAGTTTCTCAGCCAACTATTCATAAGTGGCTTTATGGCAAATCTTTGCCTTCAGCTAAAAAAATGTTGGCAATTCATACCTTTACAAAAGGCAAGGTTAATCTTCAGGATTGGAAAATGTAATGGGAAAATTTTCAAGAGATAAAGGTTATCGGGTTGAAAATAATCTTAGGAAGCAGGCTTTGATGCACGAAGATATAGAATGTTATCGAGTGCCATTGTCAGGCGGGGCATCCATAAAAGGTGATTTGGTTGTTAATAAAAGCGGCGAAGAAAAGTGGATATTGGAAGTCAAGTGCAGGGCAAATGGTTTTAAATCTATTTATGACTGGTTTGAGGATAATGATGGTTTGGTGATTAAAGCCGATAATAAGAAGCCATTAGTTGTTTTAGATTATGATGATTTTTTGGAGTTAGTGGCTAGACGATGAAGGTTACTTTACTGGATTACGAAATGGCTCAGGGGGCAAATACTGGTTCTCTTCGGCACATTGGAGCAATCAAGAGAGGTTATAAAAATAAGACGAAATTACAGTCTAGTTGGAATAGTCACATTGAGGGTGCTTGCGGTGAGATAGCAGTGAGTAAGGCTATGGGAAAGTATTGGGGTGGCTCAATAAATACGTTTAAGGAAGGCGGGGATATTGATGGCACTGGTTGGGAAGTAAGGACACGAAGCAGGCAAGGTTATGACTTAATTTTGCGGGATGATGATCCTAAAGATAGAATTTATTTCCTCGTAGTGGGAGTGTGTCCAACCTATGAGATTAAGGGTTGGATTAAGGGTGGCGAAGGTATGTTAGATAGGTTCGTCAATGATTATGGAGACTATGGAAAGGCATATTTTGTGCCTGAAAGTTTCCTTAACAAAATAACAGAAATGGAGGGTTATATATGAGTATGAAAGCATTTTCGTGGGCAATGTCTCAGCAGGTTGGAGATCCTACAACTAAGTTGGTGTTGCTTATTATTTGTGATCATTTTAATGATAGTAGAGGGTTTGCTTATCCCTCTCAGGAAAGACTAGCTGTATTTGCAGAGTGTTCTGAAAGGACAGTTAGAAGGCACATAAAAAGTTTATTAGATATGGGATTTATTGAGGTCGTATCTACACCAAATATGGCAAATAAATATACAATTCCTGCTCTAAAAATGGAGAGGACAAAATGTCCTCCTGAAAAAATGGGGAGGACAAATCGTGCAGTTGGAGAGGACAAGGCTGACCTCCGATCCCTTAATAACCCTTATCTTATATCTAATAAATTAGATATAAGCGACAATTCCACAAAAACTTATGGAGATTTGGTTTATCAAGATCATCTACAGTGGCTTGCAAAACAAGATTGCGGGATTAAATATCCACGACCTTTTTTAGGTAAGTTAAGAGAGATGATTAAGGGTAAATCGGGCATGTCTAATGAGAAGGTTTATGAACATCTTCATAACTTATTTTTGGAAGTGCAGGAAAACCCAAAAGGTGACTTGCAGAGTTATTTGATCAAGTCGGCTCAGTCGATTAATGAGAGGATGAATAAGCCGAAGGAATTATCCGAAAAGCAGAAGGGATATATTCAGAGTGTTATTGATCAGGTTTACAAGAAAAAAGATACTCCGAGTTTTGCAGGCACTGATTTTGGTAAGCTGAGGGAGCGATGCGAGAAGGCAATGCTTGAGGGCAAAATGCAATCTATTTTGGATGAGTACGATATTCGATGAGAAAGAGGAAAGTACCAAAAGAGGAAAGAGTTTTACCTACTCCTGAGTTTCTCAAGAAACATGAAGTTGTTGAGAAGGAGACTAAGAGAGCGGGTGAGAAGTTGTTATATGTTACTGATCAGCTATGGATTGATACTTATTTTAAGAAGGGTGTTATCAGTTATGACCAGTATCAGACTGCTCAGAGGTTGTTGGGTTTGTATATGGCTTCAGGGCGAAATCAGAGGCTTACAGCGACATTATCGGATAGGTTGGGCGGTACTAGCCTAAGTGGGGATTATGATCGCTCTGAGGTCGCTATGATGGATTTTATTAAGATTGCTAGAAGGATGGGTAAAAGGAGTTTTAGTATTGTTCAGGATGTAGTTATTCATAATTATTCGGCTAGAGATTGGGCAATAAAAAACCGCAGAAACGAGAAAGCCTCTGCGGAGATTTTAAGATTGAGTTTGGATGATCTAGAGGATGCCTTTAAGAAACTTTCTTAGCTGAATATCAGTAAGGCTAAATAGGCAGTTCCAAACATCATTATCAGGGCGGTTAGTTCTAGTATGCAAGTTAAAAAATACTTCATAGGTTTCTCCAATATTAAATTACTTATTGGGTATATACTGCAATATATTGGAATAATTGTAAAGTGGTATTGCATATAAGATCTCTCTGTAGTACAACTTGTATATGATTGAATTAATTGGCACTAGATGTAGTGTTTAGCCTTACAGAGATGTAAGGTTTTTTTATTGGTGCTTCATGCAGTCAAAGAAAAGAAGTTTCATTGAAGCTGTTACAAATGTCTTAATTGGGTATTTAGTTGCAGTAATTTCAAATTTAATTGTACTGCCTTTGTTTGGCTATCAAGTCAGCTTGTTTGATGGATTTGCTATTGGAGTAGTGTTTACAGTTATAAGTTTGATTAGATCTTATATGATTAGAAGATTGTTTAATAAATATGATTCATAATAATATTGATAATAAAATTGGCATTGAATGGAAAGATGTTCAAAGCTTAACTCCTTATGCAAGAAATAGCAGGACTCATAGTGACGAACAAGTTGCACAAATATGTGCAAGCATTAAAGAGTTTGGTTGGACTAATCCTATTTTAATAGATGATGAATCAACAATAATTGCAGGACATGGAAGGCTTTTAGCAAGCCAAAGATTAAGTTTAAAAGAAGTTCCAACAATAACATTAACTGGATTAACTGAAGCTCAGAAAAGAGCATATGTTATTGCAGATAATAGATTAGCATTAAATGCGGGTTGGGATAACGATATGTTAGCTATTGAATTAAAAGACTTAGCTGACGAAGGCTTTGACTTAGATTTAACTGGCTTTGATACTAAAGAAATCGATGCTTTACTAGCAGAAGCTGACAAGATTGAAGATGGGTTAACTGACGAAGATGCAGTTCCTGAATTACCTGAAGTGCCAACATCGGTATTAGGTGATGTTTGGGTATTAGGTAGGCACAGACTTATTTGTGGCGATAGTACAGAAATTGATACTGTTGATAAATTAACAATGCAAGCACCTTGCGATCTTGTTTTTACCGATCCGCCTTATGGAATGAGTTATGGTGGTGGAAGATCAAAAGAACATAGCATGATTAAAAATGACGATTTGCAAGGCGATAACTTAATAAATCTAGTTAAAGATGCTTTGAATGTTTCTGTAATTTCAAGTAAAAAGGGTTCAGCTTTTTATGTTTGTTTTACATGGAGAACATATGCGGAGTTTGAATCAGCTTTAAATTCATGTGGTTTAAATGTCAGTAGTTGTATTGTTTGGGACAAAAAAAGCATTGGGTTAGGCAATTCTAATTATAGACCACAACATGAGTTTATTTTTTATGTAAAAGGTGATTCATGGCATGGTGATAAAGCTCAATCAGATGTTTGGTATATGAGCAGAGGTGCTACTGGAGATTATGTTCACCCTACGCAAAAGCCAGTTGAATTAATTGAAAAGGCAATACATAACAGCAGTAAAGCAGGAGATGTTGTTTTAGATGTTTTCGGGGGCTCAGGTAGTACGTTAATAGCTTGCGAGAAAACTGGCAGGAACGCAAGATTAGTAGAATTAGATCCATTATATGTAGATGTTATTATCAAGCGTTGGCAAGCGTTTACGGGGCAGGAAGCGGTAAATGAAGAAAGTAATAAAACTTATAACGAGATGAGCAATGGCAAGACCTTATAAAACAAATAGTAAAAAAGATCCTAAAACCATAGAGAAGTTTTTACAGAGGATAAGTGAAGGCAGAAGTCAATCGTCTGTTTGCAGGGATGAGGATATGCCTGACTGGAAAACAATATGGAATTGGACTAAGAGTGACCCATTGTTTGCTTCACAATATAGAGAAGCTAAAGAGCAGAGAGGTAACTATTATGGTGAGAAAGTAGCAGAGATAGCTATGGCAGTATTATCAGGTAAGTTAACTGATAGTAATTCAGCAAGGGTTGCAATAGATGCTCTTAAATGGGCATCAGCTAGAATGGCTTACAAAGACTTCGGAGATAAAATGCAAGTGGATCATGGTGCTACAAGTAGTTACTTAGATGCACTTAAAGAGGTTAGTTTAAGCATTGAGAGAGGTAAGGATAGCAAGCTATCTCCAGACTTACGCACGCACGAGAGAAACAAAAAACAATTAACAATTCAATAGGTCGTTACATAACTGACCTGACGAAACTTGTTGATATACAACGATTACAGAAGATATTAATCACTTTATTAATCACATTTAATATTTATTTTACATTTTTGTAGGGATATTTGATCTGACCCCCCCCTCTGATTTAGGCAGGGGGTGGTGATAGATATATATACCCCTCTCAATTTCGGTACTGCGAGATCCCCCTTATCTTGCAGGGGCAAGGGGCGGGCATTTGAGCAATACAACTGAAACATTACTAAAATTACGCAACGATCCAGTTCTATTCGTTGAAGCGATACTTAAAGCCACCCCCCAAAAGTGGCAACGTGAAGCCTTAATTGGCATACGAGATAATGATA